AAACTTCCTCGAAGACTTTCTCCGAATCCTCTACTGAATTGAATACCTTGTCCTCTTCCCTGACCAAAGGTAAGGGCTGAGACGCTATAGTTGTAGGTTGTAAGTTTGGTTGGATCGTCAACGAATCCTCCGTAGAAGTCGGGAACGAACTGACCAATTCGGACGGTTGAGCCAGTCTCGAATACTCCGAAATCGAACAACCTAAAATCAACATAGGCATCAAGAAGGTTAAAATTATTTGAAGTATTATTCCACTCACCACTGACGAGATACGATACTGTCTCATCTGCTAGATCTCCACTGATATTAATTCTTGCTCTCTCAACAAAGAAACCATTCTCCGTAGAAAGACCACCACCATTCGAATACTCCCAACCTGTTTGAATAAATCCACCAACATCAACTGATGGTTGATTCAATGCAGTTTGCAATTGTGCTTGCTGAATCGCATCATTATAGATTTCATCCTGAGCAACAGCAGGTGCTGCAAACATGCCCAAAATCATTACACTAGTAAACATTCTAATCATATCATTCTCCTTATTTAAGTAAGATCAACTACCTCGCAGGAATCTCCACTACATGCGTAGGTTTGAGATCCTGATGTGTTGTCTTGCTTTTCATACTCTGCCAGTGCAGACCAATCAATGTCCGTTGGCATCTTAGCGAGTTCTCTTATGTATGTCTCTTCGTCGATGTCCTGATACGGTGCTTGCTTATACACATGATCAGAAAAAGGTAGGAAAGATATACCAGAGATATCATCAAGATGCTTCCATACCCATGCACCAACTTCCATCCATTCGTGTTCTTTCACTGTGATAGTCACGGATGGCTTGTGTTCACACCAATACTTTTGATAGAGCAACCAAAGTTCCAATTGCTCTATAGCAGTCATATCAGTTCTAGTAACGCAGCCTGCTGGTGCTTTAATCGGAAAAGAAAAGACTGTCACGTTATCGGGCTTCATTGCACATGGTTCATGTGGAAACCCTTTGTCCTTCATCATCTGGCACAAAGGATCTTTGTTATCTGCTCTAACAGTTCGAATGTAGTAATCGTTGTGTCGAGCATGAATACCAGAAGCGGCATCTACCAATTGGCTGACGGTTCCACTTGGCTTTACACAAGTTGTAGCCGCTGATTGTGGAATGCCTAACTTCTGAGCATACTTCTTATTTGTATCTACTGCAACCTTACGCATCTCCTGAAGATGGAAGTCTAGATTGTCTGTGCATCTTGTTGTTTCACAATCCATGATGCCAGTGAGGGAAACACCGAGCAGTCTTTCTTCCTCGCAGTTGTTCTTCCAACCAGAAGAGAGATATCTGAAGTTGGTTAGTGTGGATTGCCAAGTGCCAAGTATAGTTGCGAGTTTAATCTTTCTCTTGAGGGAATCTATTGTGTCGTTTTCTCGAACGACAACTTCAGTCAGATTACAGAATTCTGTGTCTCGTAGAATGATTTCACTGCAAGGGTTTGTTCCAAAGTTGTGTTCTGAATCTCGGTGAACATGACCATTGCCTCTACTCTCTGCAATTCGCTTGCATTGCTTCTTTGCACTGTTTCGATTGAAGATTCCTCGCTCACCACTCTTGGACTCATACAGAGACATCCATTCCTTCATAAAGGTTCCTATGTCAGTTGGACCTCCATTGTAGACTGCCGAGTTGTTTGCCAAGGCTCTCTGTGGTTCACTCATCCACCACTGTCCACTCTTTGCCTCTCGCATTCGATCATCCATCAAAGAAGACAAAGAAATCAAAGCAGAACGACGGACACCACCGACAACCACGATCTCTGCAATCTTGCAAACGATGTCGTGACATTCAATGCTTGTCAACTTTCTACCAGCAGCCTTCTTGAATGTGTTAATCGTAAACTCGAAAAGATCGACAAGAGGTTCTGGACCAGATGCTCTTCCACCAAAGGTTCGAAGACGTTCACCAGCAGGACGAACCTTACTCACATCCCACTTTGGAATTTGTCCATTGGAAAGAAGTGATAGTAGTTCCTTGTATGCCTTTGCCCAACCGATCTTCGAATCTGCAACAACAATGGTTGTATCTGTTTCGTGAAACTCTTCTGCGTTGGTTGGAAGAAGATCAATCTCTCCTCGCTCCACAGAAAAACCAACGCCAGTTCCGCACATTAGAACATAAAGAATTTCATCGAATGCTCTGAGTCTATTGATTGCAACATACGAGCAATTGTAACCCGCAACATTGTCTCTTCGAAGTGCTTCTCCTGCTGTCATCAAGGCTCGCATGGAAGGCATGATCTCTAGATTGATCACGGCATCTTCCAGTTCCTTTCTTTCCTTTGATGACACTTCATATTCATGTGTTGACTTCAGGTGTTCTTCGAAGAAGTCAAAGTATCTCTTTACAGTTTCGCTCCAAGTTTCTCTTCTGTTGAGTTCAGGAATCCAACGAGAGTATCTAGACAAATGTATAAAATCCTGATAGAGAGTAGGTAGTTTGCTCATATTATGTTTTCCTTTGTGTGTCTTTTATGTAGTAAGGTTTTTCCACGACACCGGGAACAGTGGTTGTAGAAGTTCATCTATAACCTTTGCATACTCTCTGATTTCCCATTGTGCATGTTCTTCTATTCTTTGACTATAGAATCTAGCATACGCGGCTAGTGATCCTGTCCAATACCACTCGGTATACATTCCTTGTGGAAGAACAAATCTTGCTTGTTCTGGTGCGACTCCGCAGTTGAGCAGTTTAGTATAAGCCTTCTTGCACTGCTCAATCGCATCATGGTAAGGTAAAGTGAATGACTTGTCAAGTTCCAAGAAACCATCACTCCCCTGCTTTGCTCCGTTGTTTGGCTTTCCTCTCCACTCTGGAGTGTAGAACTCAGGCTCAAACGAAACGTAGCGGCGGGATATCTCATTCTCCACGAAGCCTTGCTTGTGCTTAAAAAATTGTGTGCGAATTGAAACCGGTGCCTTGATTCGCAAGGTGATCTGTGGGTGTGCGAATGGTGTCCAGTGGTTATGTCTTGCCAAATACCCAATAAGTTTTTCATCACGGACTGATAGTTTACGAACATCTTCCTCTCGATAAGAAGATCCTGACCTACTCAGTCGTTCAACTGCATCTTGATCTATATCCCAATCGCTTTCGTTTGCAAAGGAAACTCTAGCAGCATTGCACACGGAAAGATCACTTCCCATGTAATCAACTAAAGTAACATGCCCTTTGTCTAAGACCTTCTTTATAATTTTGTCCATTGATTCAACCTAACCTTTGCTTCTAATCCACTGAATGTGTTATCGTCTATGATCTTCTGTATCTGCTTCTTTGTGTAACCACCTAAAATCATATCGTTGATATCTTTGTATCGCATTGTCTCAGGGAATATACAGACATTCTTTCCCATGTCAACAAGTTTTTGATTCAACTTCACGATTTGTTCATTTCTCGGTTCATTGTCGAGAACATATACTCCGGGTGTCCCTCGTAGATGTGGAGGAATGTTGTCAATACCAGAAGCACCAACCATTGCGATACAGTTGTCAAGAAAAAGACTATCGAGTGGTCCTTCGACAATGTAAATCTTCTTGTTTGGATCGGCTCTCCACTGTCCAAACCAAAGTTTGTCGTGAAGACCTTCACTCTTGATTGTGATGTATCGAAGAAACTTCTTGTTGTTTTCCTTTGAGCCTTCAGCACTACCTCTCACTGAATTGATATTCAAAGATCTTCCTTGTGCAGCAACCATGTTGCCTTCTCGATCAAAGAAGGGAATCACTATTCTTGGCTCTGCACCACAGTCTGCTTTTGAACCTGTTAGTTCTCTGGAAAACCTACCAAAGTCTTCTGTGAAGTATAGAAGACTCTGCTTGTCTTTCGGAATCATTCTCATCTTGGCAAACATTCTAGCAGGATGCTTTGATTCTAGATCAAGCAATGGCTTCAGGTATTTTGACGTTACCACTTCCTTTCGTTTCTTTCTAAACATCTCTTCTGTTCCTGTTGACTTTATTTCCACTCTTCTTTTCTTGGGATCTCTTTTGCTTCGGTATCTTTCCATCTGATACTCTGCCTTTAGTGCTGGTGAGTATGACTCTAGAAAACTATAGAGGGACATGGAAACTGCGCAGTTGTGGCACTTGAAGTAGTATGATCCTTTTGACTCGTATAAAAACCCACGACACTTGTTCTTGTTCTTCTTTGAATCTCCACACAAGGGACAACGAAAGTTAGCCAAGTTCTCTTTCTTCCAAGAGAACTTTTCGAGTGAACCCGAAAGAAAGTTGACAAACTTTTTGTCGATCCAGACTTCGCTCATTATCATCGGTTCTTTCTTCTCTTGCGAATATCTTTAAACGTCTTGTTCCAACTATCTCGTCGCCACTTCTCATACCACATTCGATACTCTTCTTGCCACTCTCGCGAATACTTCTCTGGAGTGCTTCTTGTGTTGTTGTCGTTTCTTCTCATTGTATGCCTTTCATACCTTTAGATTTCGAATCTTACTTCGATTCGCGGCAAATTTCTCGTCATAGTTTCTACCATCAAATCCAACTCCACACGACATATCTGTTTCTTCTTGATTACTTCCTTGAAGATTGACAGTGGAGTTATCTACATCACTCAACTTCATTTTTCCTCTGTTGATACCGAGAACAAACTTTCTGTTTGTGAAGACATCATTGTATCTGTTCTTCAACTGCTTGACAAGAATCTGTCCTTGTTCTTCCAATTCTTCGGTTGTGATGAGAGCAAACATGAAGTCTGCTGTTGCTGGCAAACCAAAAGATTCGGAGGTGTCTTCGAGACCAACATCGCTGTTGGCAAAACCACTTCGATTTGTTTGTGTTGCCGAAAAGATCGGAATGTCTTTCTCTACTGCTAGACCTCTCAGTTCCTCTGCAATAGCCTTGATCATCGTATATGAATTGATGTTGCTGCCATTCTTGAATCTACTGGATACACAGATGTTTAGATAGTCGATGAATATCACATCGGGAACAAAGTTCTTCTTCAGTTTCAATTCTTCCAGTAGTGTTCTGAAGTGCTGGACATTTGCAGTTGCAGTTGGGTATTCCTTCACAATCATCTTTGATTGAATGTTCTTGGTGACTCGTTGTATCTTCTTTTCATAGGATGCCTTGGGTAATATCTTCAGTTCGTCCAAGGTGATGTCCATGAGGTTAGCATCTATTCTCTCTGCAATTCTTTCTTCTGACATCTCACAAGTAATGTATAGAACATTCTTGTTCGCAGCATAACACGCAGCAGCATGATGACACATGAACAAAGACTTACCCACACCAGTCCCTGCTAGAATGATGTTTAGTGTTTTGTTGGGAACACCTCCATTGGTAATCTTGTTGAAGAACTCAAGATCAAATGGCATCTTGGTTTCTACTCGGTGGTAGAAATCAAACCGAGAATCAGCATCTCCCTCATAGTCGTGTCCGATGTGTTCGTCAAATGAAACGGCAAGAGCATCCGATAAAATCTCTGGAAGAGCATTCTTAGTTTTCGTTTTGGATTTTCCGTCAATGATCTCGATTGATTCTAGAATCGCGTTGTATATCGCTCTGTCTTTACAAAAAGTTTCTGTTTTATCCGTCAACCAAGATACATCTGCCTTCTCTGTAATCTGTGAGATTTGGTCGATGAGAATGATGCAATCTTTGTAGTCTTGTTCGCTTAGGTTTGTCTTTTCATCAATGGTTATGGAAAGAACTTCTTTTGTGGGTGATGCATTGTATTGCGTCAAATGATCTCGTATCATCTCGAATACAGTTCTATCCACCCTTGAACGAAAGTAGTCGGTCTTCAGAAAAGGCAAAACCTTTCTAGCATACTCCTCGTTCACCATCAGATTTCTTAGTATGGTTTTTTCAGTCGTTTCCACCTGTGAACTCCACATCGTCGATGTTATTTTCAAGAATATCAACTAGTATATCACCGAGAGTGTTTTCGAGCAAGGCAATTTTTGCAGAAGTCTTCGGCATCTTTCCTTTGATCACCGAAAAGTCAAATGCAAGTCCGGCTCCGTTTTTGGTCTCTCGTATGCCAACCTTACCAAAAGAAACGATCATGTTTCTGAAAGGCTTCCTCAAAAGTTTAACTGCTGTTGCTCCGGTGTTCTTGCCTTGAACTATCTCATACGTCTTCATCTGTGGCAATCTCCAAAGAAGAACCATACTTAAACTTTGATGACACATGCTTCTCGATCTTTTGCATCACTTCATCGGTAAAATACTTTTCTGGTTCACGATAGATTGCCTTTTCGTATACCTTGGAGCCATCCGACACTTGAATTCGTGTTCCTAGTTTTTCGAAGACATTACATTCCATTGCAAGATCAACCAAACCATAGTATGGATTCAAGCCACTATCATAATTCAACATCACATCTACCATAGAGTTCTCTTTTGTCAGTCGAGACTTGTAGAGTTTGCAGTGAATGATGTTTCCAATGACATCAGTTCCTTCCTTTACCTTCTTCTTAGAGAGATATACGATTGTGGATGCCGCATACTTCAGTCCAGATCCACCGCCCATTTCCTTTGTGGGAAACATTGATCCAACTACATCGTAGGTGTGATTCGTCATAATCATTGGAACACCAACAGAACCCAACTTGAGGGTAAGAGTTCTGAAGGTTGCCTTGATGACTTGCGCCCGAGTCATATCTCTTGTGGTTTTGCCCTCGGCTGTGTCTGCCATTTCCTTCTCAGTTGAAAGCATACCAAGAGAATCTAGAACGATAAGCATAGGCTTTCTGTCTTTCTCTTCACGATACTTGTCGAGAACTTGAATTGCCTGATGACGAAACTCCTCTACGGTTCCTACCGGGAGAATGGCAATCCGTTTTGGATCAATCCCCCGCTCTCGAACCATGCTTGAGGTGATAGCCTGCTCAGTATCAAAATATAACACAACAGCATCAGGATTGTCAGACAAGAACTTATGGACGATGCCAAGAGCGAAGAAAGTTTTGCCGGTAGCCGATTCTCCAGCCAAGGCAGTGATCTTATTATCCGGCAAACCACCCCATAGACTTCCACATAAAAGTGCATTGAAGCAAAAAGAGCCAGTATCAATAAAAGATCTAACATCAGAAACTAATCCTTCCTCGACAATACCAGCATGTTCATTACCGGATGCCTTAATCAAATCATCTATGTTCATTCATTTTCCTATTCAAAATGTCTCTAAGACAAGATAAGCCATTTCTCATTCTAGTTACCTCGGCAATTTCTTCATACGAGCATTGACTGTCCTTTATGCCCTTTGAAATCTTTAAGTCTAGATCCTCAATCTCATTGCCGATGAGGGATAGTATAACCCTTAATTGTTTATCGTCAAGTTCTAAATGCAATGTTGTCAAAACAAAACTGCCTTCCTTTCGTAGTCCCATTTGATATGGGACAGTATAACCTTCAGTGGTTCTAGGAACGATGTTTCAAACTGCTTATTGTAGTCCACATACTTATCCAAATCAAATTCCTTTGGTGGTTTACCGGGAAACGAAATCACGTTACAACCAAAAGGATTCTGTTCTCTCAAGGAGACAAACTTGATCTTGTCTCCGTCCTGAATTTTGTCATGCTTCTGTTCCAACTTTAAATCACGAATCTGCTTGTTGTAAACCAAAGCACCCTTGACTGCAATCGGAGTTCCCTTCTTCCAAATCTTTACGCCATCTTCGAACTTGGATATGTTGTTTACACTTCTGGGAAATGCAATTTCATCTATAGACAAGTCCAAGAACTTTGTTTTGAACGACGACACAAACTCTATCAACTCATCCTCTGTTCCTGTTAGAATGATTTTGATAGCCTGCTTTAGATTGTCTCTGACTACTTGTGGTGTAGATGATCTTGTCGTCTCGATTCCCATGATCTTCATCTTGGGAGTTTCATAGCGAATGCCTTCGGAATCATAAACATTGAGCATGTATCTCTTTTTGGCTGTCCAGATTCCCTTGTCAGCAATACATTCTCTCTCCATGACCATCTTGTTCTCAAACGCATTCATCTTTCCTGCAAGTTCTGCATACTTTTTGTCGATGAAGGGCTTGAGAATTCCAGAAGAAGACTTGTCGAGAAAATCAACGATCTTCTCCTTGTTTGTTCTACAATCAGCCTGTATGAACTTCTCCACCAAACCAACAAGAGAAAGATAAACCGAATCTGTATCTGATGCAACCACATAGTCAACACCTTCTGTTCCAATTGTCTTGTTGAGAAAAGCGTTGAGGTGATTGATGATCCACTTGATGCTGAGTTGTCCAGACAATGTAATCGCTTCTGCCATGTCAACATCGTAATACCTGAAGTATTGGTTGCCAATCGCACCATAAGCGGAGTTGAGTTGAATCTTTCGAACCAGTTGAAAGTTGTGATACTTGGATATCTCGAAGTCTATGCTGGAGTCATTTGGATTCTTTTGCTTTCTCTTCTCGGCATCAATCATCATCTTCTTATACATCTTTCGTTCCTGATACATCTTCTCCATGAGTTCAGGAAGAAACCCTTGAATGTCTTTTCGGTATACCGTTCCGTTTGCAGCAACAGATCCTTTTCTCTTGAGTTGATCCAGTTTTACAGAAGGTTTGCCTTCGAGGACATCATGCAAAACAGTACCCATTCCAAATTCCTCGTCTTTGGTAAGAACAACCTTTGTTTCTGGGCTGATGTTGTATTGCATGATAAGGTGAGGATAAAGACTGTTCAAGTCGAACGACACAACCCAATCATGCTGTCCTGTAATGGGTTCCTTCACATAGGCACCAGCATATTGTGAGTCTTTAGCCTTACCCTTCTTCATTGGAATGACAATGTTCTTGGATCTCAGGTGATGATAGATGATCTGATCCCATGTTCGAACTTGAGAAAAAACATCGACGTAGTTTACCTTTGCTGCATATGCAAGTGCAAGAGCCAGTTCAAGCAACTTCATCTTGCTCTCAAGTTTCTCAACTAGCAAAGTATCCTGAACATTGTATTGAACGAACTTCGAAAAGTCTTTCTTGTAGAAGTCAGATATGCTGTCGTATTCATCATATGAAATCTTCTTCTCGCCTAGTTCAACGAATGCAATATGATCGAGTTTGTATGACTCTTGATTGACATATGTGAATGTCTTGTAGAGATCGAGGTAGTCCAAGACTGCGATGCCATAAAGATCAAATGCAGTCTTGGTTCCGTGTAGAGTATGAACCAGTTGCTCTTTGGTGAAGTTCCAAGGCGATAGTTTGTTTGCTTCTCGTTCGCCCAATAGACTTCTTATGCGTGAATAAAGATATGCAATGTCGAAGAACTTCACGTTCCATCCAGTCACAATGTCTGGATCTAGAGTTCTCCAAACCTCGATAAACTTCTGTAGCAAATCAGACTCATTCGAAAAGACATGACAATGAGCATCAATATTGGTAATATCGTAATTACCAAGACCAAATACATGCACATCATCATTGACTTTAACAGTGATAACAGTAACTTCTTCAATCGGTCTATCAACATCAGGAAATCCATTCTCGCAAGTTGTTTCAATGTCCAGATACGCAATGCGAATCAACGAAGGATCATAGTCGATCTCCTCTGGAAAGAGATCTCCTATAAACTGATAGATGTAATCTGTGTTGCCATAGATCTCGAATCCATCAACATCTTGATATGACTTGATGAAGTCTCTACAGTCCCGAATGGTTCCGGGCTGAAGAGGTTCTACTCGTTTGCCTTCTAGAGTAGAATACGCGCCTGTGCGCGAGGGAACAAAGAGAGTGGGATTGTATTCCACACTCTCCTGTATCCTCTCGCCCTTCTTATACCCTCTGTATAGAACTTTGTTTCCTCTCAAGGAAACATTGGTATAGAAACCCATGCAAGCCCTTTCTCAGCAATCAGCATCCCAACCAGCGTGATTATGATCAACAGAAATAGTATAAGAAGTTTTGTCATCGGTAGCAACATCTTTCTCAGAAGAAAAAGCAGCCAGTAATACCATATAATTGATAACGTCAACCACAGTATCCTTGAAACTCTCATCGGTGACATTCATCTTTCCGTGTTGAAGAAAGGAAGACAATCGACTCATCTTGTCTACGATTCTAACCATGAACCCTTGTTCTGTGTTGCAGATGCCCATTGCCTGACATCGAGTAAAGTTGGCAAACGGTTCCTTGCCATGATTACCCGCATAGTCTCGGTTCTTGAGATTCATAAGTTCTCTTGCGTCCGCACAGATTTGTTCGTGAAATCTAAGTAATTCTTCTCTAGTCATTGGTTCCTTTCAATTTACTATAACTCACTATCAGATTTTATTTAAAATATCTACCAACCACTCTACATCTTCTGTTTTGACATTATGGTTATTGCCAACATAAAATCCGTTTTGATGCACTATGTGTGCATTTGAACATTTCTTATATTGGTTTACACCTCTCATAAACGGATGATAGTATAGGTTGCCTGCTACAACTGGTCTAGTCTCTACTCCAAATTCGTTTAATTTTTTGATCGCTTCTGTCGGCAACTCATCCTTAAATATCACAGGAAAACAAAAACTAGAGTTTCCCTTGACTCTAAAGTCTGTAAAGTAACGATTTGGATCTAGTTTATCGGCAAAAACCTCAAAGTTATCTCTTCGAATTTGATTGTGTTTGTCTAGATTTTCTAATTGCATGAGACCAAGTAAAGCATTGATCTCAGTGGATCTGACGTTGAATCCGGGAATAAGAAAAGTAAAATTTGGGTCTACTACTTCTCTCGTATATTTTTCTTTCAGATGTGGCGGCAATTCTCGATGAAGACCATGTGATCTTAGTAATAGAAGTTTTTCATATATCTCCTCATCATTAGTGCAGCACATACCACCTTCAATTGTTGTCATGTGATGACCATAATAAAAGGAAAATGTTGATATCTTTCCAAAATTTCCGACTTTAGTTCCTCTGTATGTTGCACCATGAGATTCGCAGCAATCTTCTAGAATGGTTATGTTGTTTTCAGAACAAACATCCAAAAGTTCATCGGTGATTGCGGAAAGACCCAATAAATTTGCAACAAAAAGGAACTTGGGTTTATTGTTGGAGAAGATATGATAATTAATGCAATCAATATGCGGCTCAAGGTTGGGAAGTTTAACGTCGAGCAATTGAAGATGGTTTCCCGACATCATAATTGGACTGACTGTTGTTGCCCATGTGCAAGCCTGCGAAGCCCATAAATCACCACCGCGAGGACTCATGGCATACACTGCTAAAAAATTTGCAGAGGAACCAGAGTTCACAAAAACAGAATATTTACATCCTTGCCATTCGGACCATTTTCTTTCAAATTCTCTAACCAAATCACCCTGAGAAAATTTATCACCGTGCAAAATAAAATCTGCGAGTTTTTCTCGTTGCTCGGTTGATATGGCATTGTCCATTAATTTCCATGTTTTCATCGTCTAGTGTTTCCAAAGTTTTCATTAAACCAACGTGTGGTTTTCTTTAGTCCTGAATCAAATGAAGTAAATTCAAAATCAGGAAGTATTTCTTTTAGTTTAGAATTATCTGATGGTTTTCTGTGTTGTCCTATCGGCATTTCACTTTCAAAGATCAACTCCTTGATATCATACAAAGACATTAGTTGTTCTGCAACATACTTGATTGATGTTTCTTCATCTGGAGACACAATTACAGGATAAGCATCATCATAATTGGTAAGAAACCAATCTATGATTTTTCCTAAATCTTCTGAGTAAAGCAATTCTCTTAGAGGAGATCCGTCGCCCCATACTTTAAGTGGATTTCCTGCTTTACTAGCCACATATGCTTTGTGAATAAGACTAGGAACAACATGACCTGATGTGATGTTGAAGTTGTCTCTAGGTCCATACACATTACAAGGAATAAGACTAACGATGTTCATTCCATATTGTTCGTGATATGCTTTTGCCTGCACAGCGAGCATTCTCTTAGCATACCCATACCCATAGTTTGATTCATGTGGCTCGCCCATGTGCAGTTGCTCTACTGTCAGGGGGTATGTTGCTTTGGCAGGAAAAGAGCAGGTGGTTATAATAGAAACAATTTTTTTAGTTTCGCTCAGTCTACACGCTTCTAAAATATTCAAATTCATTTGAGCATTTTCATAAAAAAATTCTGCTGGTTTTTCTGAATTATCCTTAACTCCTCCTACTCTTGCAGCACAGTGAACAACATATTGAATTTTATTGTCTCTTATATAATCATATACTTCATTGAACTTCATTAAATCAACTTCAGTTGATCTTGGTTTATGTTTTCCTGTGACACAAGAGCCAACCAAACCACTTCCACCTGTTACTAAAATTTTATCAGGATCAATCATTACCAGTGCTTCCCATGCCCCCACTTCTTGATGAAAGTATAGCAGGTCTTTCGTGAGTTTCAAGTAATTCGTAGTTTAAAACTTTTTCCAGAAGCATTTGTGCGATGCGATCACCATGATTGATCTTATACAGTTTGCTGCTGTTGTTTTGAAGCAGAACGAAAAGTTCTTCTCTATAATCATGGTCGATGATACCGACACAGTTGGCAAGAGAGATACCATTTTTATAGGATAGACCAGAACGAGCAAATACCTTGACGACATGACCTTCTGGAATATCCAAGATTATTCCAGTCGGTATAGCCAACCTTTGTCCCGGTGACAAGAAGATAAAACCACGACACTCTTGATTGGAAAGTGGGTGGTTAATCTTCTTGAAGTTTTCTTCGTTGATGCAAGCGTGTAGATCGTAACAAGCAGATCCAGATGTTGCACGACGAGGCGCAACAGCGTCTTTGTTCATTCTATAAAAGTTCACTTGTGGTTCCTTGATTTATATCAGGGTGCTGGTGGTCCAGTGAAGGTGATTCCCTTCAGGGCGTTTGCTGCGGCAGACAGTTGATTTGCTTGAGCAAGAAAAGAATCAATAAGAGCATCATCTACTGGTGTTCTTTCTTCTTCTACCGTATAGATTGTTCCTAGTTTGTTTATGTTGTTCTCAACTTTTCCTAGCAAAGTCATAATGTCTGCGAATGGATATAGTGCTTTCATTTAAAAAAAT